CAAGCTGGGCGTATGACGGTAAACAAGGCACGTCGTCTTGAGTGGCTACGTGCCTTGCGCCGGTTCAAGTACGGTGTCAAGGTACGTGCCAAGCTCGGGGTGCTGGATACCCTGTGCAAGCAGGTGGCAGAGGAACGTGGAGGTCAGTCGGTATGGGACGCACCACAGTGGGCGCATGATCGGTGGATCACGCTGCTGTACACGTCCATGCGTGACAACGAGTTCCCACATGAGTTGCTGGTGGGCTTCGTCAAGACTGCCGAGGTTACGTTCATGAGCCCCCGCCGACAGCCGACAGTTGAGAACGTGTTGCTGGCTGTTGATGGTGTACTGACAGCGAGGAGCGTGCAGCTACGGGCCAAGTTCGGGGTGTTCGATGAAGCAACCTGACACGTTACCAAGCTGGGTAAACTACGACGCGGCATGGAAACATACCGACCCATACCCGAGGTGGCCATTCACTCGGGTCAACCCAAAGGAACTAGCAAAGGTGGGCAAGTACGATGTGGCAGCCGAGAGTGAAGACGACGAGCCCGCTCCGTTCTGAGAGGACACAGCATGATCAAACAGAAGCCAGCATCCGCCCGCAGCGGGCAGGTGGGAGGGAACCACTACAAGGAGATGGGCATCGAGCCATGGGACGTAGTGGATACGTGGCCAAGGGAGCAGCGCATCGGGTTCTACCGGGGCAATGCGATCAAGTACCTGCTACGGATGGGTAACAAGGACGAGTCCCCGATAGAGATTGCCAAGGGACAGCATTACATTCAGAAACTTCTTGAAGTGCTACAGGAGGATGAGCATGGATGATGCAGACGCAGCCGATCTGGCCCAACAGCAGGCATTGGCTTCGGCCCTGAAGCGCAGGCATGCCACGCTGCCCGCCGTGGGTACGTGCTACTTCTGTTCGGAACATGTTGAGGGAAGTCGGCGCTTCTGTGATGCCGACTGCATGCAGGACTGGGAACGTAACGAGGCAGCCCGTAAGCGAGGTGGGAGCGTATGAGCGTACAGAACAAGCTGCGCCCACTGCTACGTAACACCGATGGAATGACAGTGCAGGAACTGGTCGATGCGACGGGTCATCCACGCACCTCCGTGCAGATGGCATTGAACGTCATGCCTGATGCCTACATCGACCGATGGGTTCGCGCTGGTGGCCCGGTGGATACCAACTACGCTGCCGTCTGGTCCGTGGTTGTACCCCCTGCGAACTGTCCACACCCAGTGAAAGGAGGGAGGGAAGATGAGTGGTCAACCTGAAGCGTTGCGGCTGGCTGACGAGCTAGATTGTCGCGGGCACCGCGCCCCTGAGTGGCAAGACCAGTTAGATGCAGCATCCGAACTGCGCCGGTTGCACAACGAAAACCAAGCCGCGCATGCCGTAGGCATACAGCAAGAGCGCGACATGATGGCGCTGGAAGCCGAGGTCGAGAGGCTGCGGGCTGAACTTACCGCCGCCTACGCCGAGATACGCAAGCAGGTTGCAGGAAGCAAGGTCGTATTCGACCGCGAGCTAGTCAAGCGAGCGAAGGAGACGAAATGACCGATACGCCGAGGACAGATGCGGCGCAGTGGGACAGCTATGTGGATGTGGACGTTTCCCGCACCTTAGAACGCGAACTCGCCGCCGCGAAGGGGGAGATCAAGCGGCTGCGGGAGGTGGCAGAGCAGGCGCTAGCGTTCACCCTGCGCGGCTTTTCAACCGTGCGTGATTTTGACGCAGCGAGAGCGGTGATGCATGACGCCCTCCGCGCCGCCCTGAAGGAGACGAAATGAGTGAGCAGATCAAGTGGAGCAATGCCCCCGACCGCACATCGTGGGGAGCCAGTATGCGGGTGGCGGATATCGCCCTCGACCGCGATCACACGCTTACCCTGTTCTGCGAAGCGGATCAGACAGCGAAGGTCGATGCGATGTTTGCCGAGGTCAAGCGGCTGCGGGAGGTGTTGAGCGATATCGTTGATTTCGTCGATGGCCCCGCCGAAGGCAAGCGCCCGGACGTGTTTGCCTTGCGGATTAAAGCTGCCCGTGCCGCACTGAAGGAGACGAAATGATTGCTGAGGTTAAGACGCTGTACAAGTCCAACTACAGAGATGTACCAGCATGCCTTGACACGCTTCGTACTGATGTTGTGCGCGATGACGTAACGCAATTAGCTGTTGTGTGTATTCGCAACGGTGAGATAGACGTGCGTGGAATGGGGAGCCTTGACGTGCATCAGACCTATTCCCTGCTCGCGCAGGGTGTGCGGTTTCTGGAGCCTATCCTGTTGGATGTGTTGAAGGAGACGAAATGACCCGCGACGAGATCATTCGTATGGCGCGGGAGTGGCTGCCAAAAGCGTACCGCGATGGTGATGTTGGTGACGAGCCAAAGTTCACTAGGCACAATATGGAGGTTGCATTTGCCGCTGGAGCCGCTGCCGAGCGTGAGGCGTGCGCGAAGGTGTGCGACCGAAAGGTCGATGCCGAATACGAAACCGGCAAGGTAGATCACAACGAAATAGCGTGGACAAAGTTGTGCGCTATCGACATCCGCGCAAGGAAGTGACCATGTACAAGGTCAACCAAGACACCTATGCTCGGGTGTTCCGCATGCTGCTCGACGATCCCATCACGGCATACGATGCTGCCGAGGAGACGGGCATGCACGTGGTCACTGCCCAGAGCCTGATGCGTACGCTGAAGAAGCACAAGGTGGTGCATGTCTGTGCATGGGAAGCTGATGCACTGGGGCGGGACACGACACCTGTCTACAAGTTGGGGCATGGCAAGAACAAGCCACGCCACAAGTTCACTGCGGCTGAGCGGCAGGCACGTAGCCGTGCCAAGAAGCGTACGCTGACATTACTGGGAGTATGCAATGAGCTACATAGCGGGGGAAGCAGTATGGAAGCTGCCGTCTGATGAGCAGCCACCACGCAGCAAGAAGTTGTTGCTGCTGTCGCCCGGCGGTGTGGTTGTGATCGGGCACTGGGCGGACTGGGCAGTGGCATGGGCACCACTGCCGAAGATTCCACAGCCAATCAAAGACAAGTTGTACGAACGACTGGAGAAAGAGTGATGGACATCGTGACCATCGACTTCGAGACGTACTACGACCGCGAGTACAGCCTATCGAAGATGACCACCGAGGCGTACGTCCGTGACCCGAGGTTCGAGGTGATCGGTGTGGGTGTGAAGATCAACAACCACCCGACCGACTGGTACACCGGGGGCAACCCCGGCCGGTTCCTTCGCTCGCTGGACTACACCGACAAGGCGATCCTGTGCCACAACACAGCGTTCGATGGTGCGATCCTGTCGTGGCACTTCGGCATCCGTCCCAAGCTGTGGCTGGATACCCTGAGCATGGCTCGCCCCTTCCACCAACTTACTGTGGGTGGCTCGCTCGCCAAGCTGGCTGCGTTCTACGGGCTGGGTCAGAAGGGCGACGAGGTGGTGGCTGCCTTGGGCAAGCGGCGGGCTGACTTCACCGCTGACGAGATCGGTCGCTACGGGATGTACTGCATCAACGACGTGGACCTGACCCGGCAGTTGTTCGACAAGCTCAAGCGTGGGTTCCCGGCCAGCGAGTTGATGGTGATCGACCAGACGCTGCGCATGTACACCGAGCCGGTGATCGAACTCGACGTGCCACTGTTGGAGCAACATCTTCAGGATGTGCGTGCCCGCAAGGCGGCACTGCTGAACAACGTGAGCGTGGGCATCGAGGACATCATGTCCAACGCCAAGTTCGCCACGTCGCTCCAGAACCTAGGCGTCGAGCCGCCGATCAAGACCAGCAAGACCACGGGCAAGACGACGTGGGCGTTCGCCAAGACCGACAAGGGCATGGAGGAACTGCTCGAACATCCTGACCCAGCAGTGCAGGCACTGGTGGCCACCCGGCTGGGGGTCAAGTCCACCATCGAGGAGACACGCACCGAGGCACTGATCGGCGTGGCCGGACGGGGCAGGCTGCCCATCATGCTGAACTACTACGGTGCGCACACCGGGCGGTTCTCAGGCGGGGACAAGTTGAACCTTCAGAACCTGCCTGCCCGAGGCGGCAGCAACGCCATCAGACGCAGCCTGAAGGCGCAAGAAGGGCACGTGCTGATCGCATCCGACTCCTCCCAGATCGAGGCCCGGATGGTGGCCTACATCGCAGGGCAGGAGGATCTGGTCGAGGCGTTCCGTGACAAGCGGGATGTGTACTCCGAGTTCGCCACTGAGGTCTACGGTCGCAAGATCACCAAGGCTGACAAAGTGGAACGCTTCGTTGGCAAGACTTGTGTTGCCGAGGGAACTCTCGTACTATCACAGCAAGGCTGGAAGCCAATCGAGGCAGTGACAACCAGCGATCTGTTGTGGGATGGGGAGGAGTGGGTATGCCATCAAGGGTTACTGAACAACGGCATCAAGCCAACATTGAATCTGTGCGGTGCTTGGTTGACGCCGGATCACCAAGTGTGGTCCGGGACGCGGTGGCTGGAAGCGCAATCAGTGGTAACCGACGCCGATATCCTCTACCAAGTATTGGACACCGGAGCGGAAAACTTACCGTCACAGGCTACATGGCTGGCACCAGAGGTGGAGTCAGTGCCCTCCTCGTGCGGTGCGATTGCAACGCCGCCGAGTATGCGGT